TTGACCCGACTTACGAAGCGCGTCGTGGACGCCGCCGAGCTGCGCGCCACGCCGTATTTTCTCTGGTGCTCGGAGCTGTCGGGATTCGGTGTTCGCATCTTCCCTACCGGCAAGCGCGTCTACTACGCTGACTACCGCGCCGAGGGTGCGCGGCGGCGAATGACCATCGGCCAGCACGGCAAGATCACGACGGATGAGGCACGCAAGCTCGCCATCGCAACTATGGGCAGCGTCGTGCATGGTGAGGATCCGCTGATGGAGCGGAAGACCCGGCGGCGCTCGCTCACGGTCTCGCAGCTCTGCGATCAGTACGTCGCCGCTGCCGAAAAGGGCCTGGTGCTGGGCAAGACCGGGCGAGGCAAGAAAGCCTCGACGCTAGAGATCGACCAAGGCCGCATCCTCCGCCACATCAAACCGCTGCTCGGGTCGCGGCTCGTGGCCGATCTACAGCCCAGCGACATCGTGAAATTCATGCGGGACGTGGCGACCGGCAAGACGGCGCGCAAGGACCGCTCGGGAAAGAACGGCGCCAGAGTCGAGGTCACCGGCGGCACGGGCACAGCATCGCGCACGGTTGGGCTGCTGGGGGGCATCCTGTCGTTCGCGGTGGCTGAGGGCGTGATAGCGACAAACCCCGTGCAGGGGGTGAAGAAGCCAGCCGACAACCGTCGCGACCGCCGCCTCACGCCTGACGAGTACCGAGTCATCGGGAAGGCCATCGCGGGCGCTGAGACCGAGGCGTGGCAGGCGAGGGCAGGGGCGTGGCTGATCGCGCTCACCGGATGCCGCATCGGCGAAGTCGAGAACCTGAAATGGTCCGAAGTCGATGAGGCCGGCGGCGGCTTCCGCCTCGAGGACAGCAAGGAGGGCGCGAGCGTCCGGCCGATCGGCAGGGACGCGTTCAAGATCATTGCGGGAATCGAGCGCGAGGCGGGTTCGCCCTACGTCTTGCCATCGGCACGCAAAGATGCCGGACACTTCCGGGCAATGCCGGCCGCATGGGTTCGTCTGATGAAGGGCGCTGGCCTCGATGGCATCACTCCACACACGATGCGCCACAGCTTCGCGTCGGTCGCTGGGGATCTCGGCTATGCCGACAGTACCATCGCGGCGATGCTCGGGCATGCGGTCGGCACGATGACCAGCCGCTACGTCCACAAGCTCGATGCCGTGCTCGTTGCAGCGGCGAACAAGGTGGCGGCGGAGGTCTATCGGCTCATGACAGATCGCAGCGCCACGGTGGTGGATATGCCGAGGCCCCTTTCTAGACGAACGCAGTAACGAGAAAGGCGGAGGGTTGCCCCTCCGCCCATAGATTAGACCCCGATCATTCGGGGACGAGGATCGGCCACGCCTTCAGCCCGAAGGCTTTGGCGAACAGCACGGTGCCGGTCTTCGGGTCTTTGCGCCACGGGCGAAAGATATACCGAAATCCGGACGGGGGCGGTGGTAACGGCGTTTTCGCCATCGTCCGCTCCTTCCTGGGGGCGCTATTGCCAAAACCCGTGCGTCGTCTTATGTTTCGGGACGATCAAATCCTCGACGAACTTCACGAGCGGCTTCCACACCGGCGAGCCCCTTTGAGCCCGATGAGGAAAACTTCTAGGCCTAGGCCCTGCCTAGGTCTTTTCTTTTAGAGCAGCCCCTTTTTTCTGAAGTATTCGAGCCGAAGGCGCGCCGCTTCCTGCGAGACACCGTGACGGCCTGCCACGGTCTCGGGGGTGTCAGCCGGCGCGAAGAAGCGCCTTGGCATCAGCAGTCCGCTCGCGAACTGGTTGGCCTGAGGTTCCGCCCGAGAGTACGGTTTAACCTCTTGCCCGGGGAGTGCCCGGGCAAGAGCTATATTGGTATGCATGGCAAGGTGACCCAGCTCATGCGCGGCTGTGAACCGATCTCTGCCTTGGCCGCTCAGACCCTTCGAATAGACGTCCTCGCGGAGCATGACAAACTGACCAGCCGGGTCAGTCAGCCCTTCGGCGGTACCCATTTCGAGGCGATCGCCAACGAGAAACCGCGTAATCCCCAGCCGGTAGTCAAGCACTTCTTCCAAGAATTCGACGATGGGAAACTTGGGCGTGTCGCCCAGGCCAAACTGCGCCCGTAAGTTGTCGGCCATCTGATCGATCGCCGGCCACGATAAGGGAGGCACGATGTAGTCCTCTCCGCTCATTTTTTGCCCTTTTGGCTGTTAAGTAAGATTTTCCGGATGCTCTCCAATTGCTCGTCGGAGAGCGACCCGATCTGGCGGGCAAGCAGGCCGGCCGTATTGCGTCCGAGCGGCGAGGTAGGTGAAATCGTGAAAGCGACGCGAGACGCGTCAGCTGCATCGCAAAGCCGTTGCAGATCGGCGGCGCTCAAATCGTAGGCCGCCGCAACTTGCCTTTCGAAGCCGACTGGAGGGGATTTCTTCCCCGTCTCAACGGCCGAGATGAACGACGCAGATACATTAAGGCGAGTGGCCATCTGCATCAGCCGCTCCTCCTTATCAATTCTGAGCTTCCGAAGCTCCTTTCCAAGTTCTGTTTGCATTGTTTCTTGTCCTGCTCCTCCCGGAGGACCCCTCCGTGAGCAGAAAAATAGAGCCTTTGCGCAAAAAATCAACCTCCGTAGTTATTTTTTTTCACGACCTTCCCACGCGTGTGTACCTATGGGAGGCTAATCCTATCGATCGCCGGCGCATTCTGCCGCGGACTGGCGCTGGTGCTGTTGCCTGGCGATGGCTCGGGCTGGTGCCCTACGGGCTGATGATGGCGGGGTGCTGCTGATCTTGGGCTCGATCATCGGCCTCGCGCCGCGGCAGACAAAATAAAAGACCCCTCGCCGATCAAGGCAGAGGGGTCGTTAGGAGTGAAAATGTCAGCGGTGCAATGCTGAGCGGGTTTGCAGCATCAAAATCTTGTGCAAGCTTACTACAGATTTGTTTGGGGAGCGCGGGAGCCGGAATGCCCAACTACAACCACAATGGCGCTTGCCCATTTTGCGGCAAGACGGTTCCCCCTGCGGCCTTCGTTTGCCAAGGCTGCGGGGCGCATTGGGAGGCCCCCAGGTTATGGAACGTAGTTGTTTTCGTGGGCCTGATCATCCTAGCGATATCACTATACGCCGTGCTGAATGATCTGCCCGGCAATCAGCCACTTAAATATCTTCCATATGCCGCGGCGCTCGCCTCAGTGGCCGCCCTTCTGAAATGGCCGAACGGGCGGGGTCACTGGATTAGGAAGATGAATTAGACGACGGCGCCCGGAGCCGCGACCGCAGTCAGTCGATAATTTTGGTACACGCTCGTACAACGCCGCCGAGTCTAATGCCGAGCGCGCGAGCTGCGGCCTCGCTAAGGTCATAGGATCGACCTCGGACCCACGGCCCGCGGTCCATCACCCGCAGCACCAGCGACTTGCCGCGATAGGTGAACCGCACGCGGGTCCCCAGCGGCAATGTCCGATGTGCCACGAGCATCTGGCTGCCGTCGAACGGGATGCCCGCCGCCGTCTCGCATTTGCCCCTGCCACGACCTGGCGGCCGTCCATGGCAGGTTTCCTTGCCGTACCATGAGACCGTCACCATGGAGCCCGCGCAGGGCTCAGCAGCGAAGCCACCGGCCACGCCGAACACCAGCACCATGACGACGAGCAGATACGCGCCGGCAGCGAGCGGGGCGGCAAGATTCAGCATTGGTGAAATCTCCTAGCGCGTCCGCGTCGGGGATCTGGCTGGCAGGCCTTCGGCGAGCAGCTTGTCGAGCCGATCAGCCAGCCGATCGATGGCCTTGAGCACGGGGTCGAGCGCCTTGCTGACCCCCTCTTCGGTCGCAAAGTGTTCGGCGGCGAAGAGCTTGTGCGCTTCGATGGAGCGCCGCAGTTCGTCCTCTGCGATTTTGGCCCGGCCGTCCGAAGCGGAGAGGGTCAGGGCCGCGTCCTTTTCGACCCTTTCGAGCTCGGCCTGCAGCCGCTCGAACTTGGCGTTGACGCTCACGCTGATGCGCCAGATCAGCCCGCCTACGAGGCCTATGCTGGTGAGCACCGAGACGATGACGCCCCAAACGAGACTGATGGTGGAAAGGTCCAGCGTCATGCGCGCCCTATTGAAACTGGTGTTGAGGGGATGATGGCGGGCGGCCCGGAGACCGCCCGGCAACGGCGATCAGGCCGGCTTGTTCGCCGGGGCGAAGTAGACGACCGAGAAGCCAACCACGAAGCCGATGGCCATGTTGACGATCGGGACCGCCACCGGCACCCAATGCGGCAGCACATCGGCCGCCGAGGGCGGCAGGCTGAGATAGGTGTAGGCCGCAGCGCCGCCGCCGATGCCGGCGCCCGACAGGCCGCCAGCGATAGCCTTTGCGATTTTCGAGAAGTCCATGGTGATACCCGTGCCTTTCAAAGCAGTGTTGAGAACGAGGTTGATGATGGGGAGCGCGATGGTGTTGCCGAGCGTCCCCGGCTCGGTGATGAGCGGCTGGCCCAGACCGAGCAGCCGCAGCATTTCGTTGTCGACGGAGGCGACAGGCTTTCCGTCCGCGCCGGTGATGACTTTGCCGTTGACCTGGCGCCACAGGCGGACGGCCGCGGCGCTCTGGTTGCCGAGTACGCCATCCACCTCGAGCTGGGGTTGCAGCTGATTGCCGAGGGCAGCGTTGAGCGCCCGCTGCAGCGCCTTGCGGTGCTCAAGCGTGTCGAGGTAGTGGCCCACGACAGTCTCCGATGATGTTGGGATTTGCCGGATAGCGCCCGGCGCGCGAGGACCTACGCCGCGTTCGGCGTCAGGTGGATTTGGAGCGCATGGTAGAGGGCGCGGGTCTGGTCGCGATTGAGCGCAATCTGTGCCGTGGCGCTGCCGAATTCTTTCGGGCTGCGAACGACGATATCGATCCCGCCCCCATCCGCTTTGTTGACTGAAACAAATTCCGGCATGTCCGCGCCGGGCGCAGTGTAGGCATAGAGATTATCGGGCGGCATGGCCGCACCTCCATGTTGGGATGCCGGGAACCGCCGGCGCGGATGGATGTTGAGCGAGGGTCAATGGACATGACTCCCCCTCACTCAGCCTCGGGCTTCGCGCTCGGGGCTTTTTTCTTGGGCACCTAGCTGGCGGCGGTCAGCACCTTCGCGAGGATGGTGCGCACCTTGTCCGGCGCCACGAGCGCGCGGTTGAGCTTGTCGCCGGCGTAATAGGTCTCGCCCGCCGCGATCTTCCGGTGCGCGCCTTGCGTGGTGGCGAGTACGGGCAATGAGGCCCATTCCATCGCGAGGTTGCGGGCGAAGGTTTCGGTGCTGATCTGGCCAGCCTTGAACTTGGCGTAGCCGCGGCGCTGCAGCAGCTGGTAGCCGAGCCGGTCCTGCAGGTCGGGGGTGAACAGTTCTTTGCCGGTGAGCTTGAGCGCGGTGCGCAGCCCCGCCAGCGTTTCCTGCATCAGCTGCAGCGCGCCAACCGCCGATGAGCCGTAGCGCTTCGCCAGCACCTTCTGCGCCGCCGCCAGTTCGTCCAGCGTCATGGAGGTGATCGGCTTTGCCAGCGTCGACTGGTGATGGCCGTAAACTACGGTGTAGTCGTTGCCGCTCTCGAAGCCATAGATAAAGGCGAGCAGCAGCGCTGCACCGCGAGGTACGGATGCGTCCATGAAAATCTCACTTTGCTGGTTGAGTTAGTGGAGGATGAACTGCCCGGGCGCGCCGGTGCCGCCGGCCACCACGATCGAGGCGATCGAGATCGCCCCGCCAGCGCCGATGACCAGCGGGTAGCCGGTGCCCGCGATGAACTGCACCAGCTTGATCCCTTCGCCGCCGCTCTGACCCCCACCGCCAGCTGCGGCATTCGCTGGGTTGAAGCCGGTGCCGGCGCCAGCTCCGGCGCCACCGCCGCCCGGCGCGGTGCCCGCGGGGCCGACGACGGCGCCGGAGGTGTTCGGCCCAGGCGCATCGCCGCCGCCATCCGGGGCGCCAGCTCCATTGCCGCCATGGCCGTTGCTGCCGCTGCGCGCGCCGTCCGTGCCGTCGATGCCGTTGGTGTCTGTATCCCCGCCGGTGGCGATGCCCTTGCCGCTGCCCTTGGCGCCGGTGAAGATGCTCGACGGCGGCCGGGCGTTCTGCGCGCCATCGCCGCCGGTGATCGACATCGAGTCGAAACTCGATGCGCCGCCGTCGCCGGCCTGGTCGGCGGCGGTCCCGCCGCCATTGCCGCCACCTGCACCGCCGCCGCTCCACAGTGTCGCCGTCGCCCGAAAGTTCGTGGTCGCGGTGATCGTCCACGTGCCGGCAGTCGGGATCGTGAGATCGCCGTCGACATCGAGGTTCCACGTCGATTTGCCGCCGACGGCCGGCGAGATCGCAAAGATCCGCGCCGACGAGGCGCTAAGCAGGCCCGGCGAGAAATACGCCGGAACGCCCGTGCCCGTCAGGGCAACGAACAGCCCGACAAGAAGCGCGGCGGCAAACCTATGGAGGCGGGCCATCACAGCAGGTCACCGAACAGCAGCCATTCATTGGTGCCGACCTTGAACAGCGTGGCGCCCGAATACTGGGTGTTGAGCTTGAGGCGGCTTTGCGCGGAGTGGATGGTGACGCCTGATGCCGCCGCGACCGTCATTTGCCCCGCGCCATACGAAGAGAGATCGATACGGGTGTAGAGCGGGAACGCCACGCTGGCGTTGGTCGGCACCGTCAGCGTGTTGGCGCTGCCATTGTTGATCGAAACCAGCTTGCCGGCGTCGCCAAGGACGAGGGTGTAGCTCGATGTCTGGAGGTTCCAGCCGACGTTCTGCGTCTGCGACTTGAGATCGGCCGCGGCCTGTGCCGTCGACACCGGCTTGCTGGCGTCGGCGGTGTTGTCGACATTGCCGAGCGCCGGCGGCCGGCCGCTCGCCGGCACATAGCTGAACACCAGCACATTGCCGCCGCCCAGCGCGATCACCTGCGCCGTGTCCCCGGCCGCCGTGGTGATGCTGGCTCCGCCCGGCAGGATCAGCTGCGTGGCGTTGTAGGTGAGCTGCAGCGCGCCTGAGAAGCGCACGAACTTCGTGGTGCCGACCACCGCGCCGCTACCGGCGAGCTTGGTGATCGTCGTCGAGCCGGAGACCGTGACATAGGCCGGCGCCACCGACCACAGATCGGTCGTCGACGCGCTCGCAATGCTGGTCGCGCCACCGCCCACCGGCGGGGTCCATACGCCCGATGCCGCATCCAGAGTGCCCAGCACCTGCTGCACCGCGCCATCGAACATCTTGACGGTGGCGGGCGTGGTCGAGGTGTCGAGCCACACCTGCCCCTCGAGCGTTAGCCCGGTGCAGTCGTTGGTCGGCGCCGTGTCGCCGGAGTGCGAAGTCGCGAGTGCCTTGAGGGCGGCGTTCACGTCCTGCGCGAAGGCGAGGCCGCTGACCGTGCCGCTCGTCGGCATGCACAGCGAGCCCTGGTCGGCGAAGGCCGGCAGGACGGATAGCAACAGAAGCGCGAGAGCGAGCGCTGCCCGCTTGTATGCGTTCATGGTGAAGTCTCCGGCGGTGTGGATTGAGCTTTTGAGACGGCTACTTGCGCAGCGTGCCACTGTGATGATTTAACAGATAAATATTGGCGGCAGATAATACATGGATGGAGATCGTGGCGTGCATGCTTTTGCTATGATGCTGAAAACTTACGCCGGTGACTCGGTATATGCACACCGGCTCGCGGCCACTTTCGAAGCACACAACGTCGACGGCATCCCGCTTTACATCGTCGCTCCGGCTAACGACCTGCCGCTCTTCGAAGATATTACCTGTGCCACAGAATTGGTGGCCGAGGAGCGCCTAGGCGAGCATCTGGTGACGGAGCCGCTGAACGGCGTCCGGCCTGGGTACATCAATCAGGAGATCGTCAAGCTGGCGTTTTGGGAACTGGGGTTGACCGCTAACTACCTCTGCCTCGACTCCGACGGCGAGTTCATCCGCGACTTCCGGATCGCCGACTTCATGTTCGACGAAACGACGCCGTATACCCTGCTCGCCGAAGACAACGACCTGATCGTCGACCCATTTTACTATCGGACGTACTGGGAGGCTCGGCGCGCCTCGATCGCCAAAATCCAGCGGGCGGTTGGCCTGAGCGATCGCACCATGATCACCAGCCACGGCTTTTCGATTTTCTCCGCCAAGGTGCTCGGGGCGCTGCGCGAAAAATACATGGTGCCGAATGGCCTCGACTATCGAGGTCTGCTGAACATCTCGCCCTACGAATTCTCGTGGTACAACATGTGGCTGCAGAGCGACCGTACGATACCAATTCATCCACGTGAGCCGCTGTTCAAGTACCTGCATCATAAGGGACAGCACCTCGCGTACCTCGACCAGAACATTCACCTTGAGGACATCGCGCGTGGGTACGTCGGCATCGTCGTCAACTCCAACTACTCGCGCGGTTTCGGTCTGGTGTCATTCGACGCCGGCGACGTGTATGACCCCACACTTGCCGATGTTATGGGGCATTTCAGCAAGGCTCTGAGCCAGACCGCCAGGTTGGCGTGGCGGCTGCCCGCACGAGTATCCAGCCGCCTAACAGGGAAGCGGAGAGGCATCTAGCCCATGAACTCGACGAGGTTCAGCGTCGACGCGACAACGCCGCCGAACTGCCCGCCGGTGACGCCAGATGAGCCGTTGAAGCTAAACGTTCCGCTCTGGCATCCGGATCGCACCTTGAACGTCGTCGAGCTGGTGCTGCCAGCCAACCCGAGCCACTGAAACGAGACTGGGGCCGCGCCTGTAGCGGTGCCTTGGTAGGCGCCAAAGGCCGAAATGGCATTGGCCCCGCTGTCGCGGAAGAGCGCGGAAATCATCGTTCCGGTCGCGCTGTTGCTCGCGAAGACCGTCACCTCAGCCTGCAGCACATTTGGCGCGGCCGACGGTGTAATCGAGTTCGACATGAACTGCGTCCCCTCAGTCTGCTGAGGGATCGTGTTGTCATTCGGGATAACCGTCGAGCCGGTAGCATCCGCGCCCGTCTGAAATGGCACTCGCTGAAGCGGCGTTCCCGGCTTTGCCACACCCGGTCCGAAGACCTGGATCTTCGTTGGCCCCGACGCCCATGTGCCGGCGGTCGTCAAGCCCGAGGCCCAGTCCATGTAGCAGAGAATCCTCATCCCCTTCGAGCTGACGGCAGTGCCGGTATAGATTACCTGCGCACTATCCGCCGCGCCCGTCCCACCCTCGGCGGTGCTCGACGTAAGGATATCGTCTCCGAGCGACATGATGCTCGTGCCCGAGCGAGCATTGACCGCACCGAGCCGGAAGGTTGAGCCATCGTTGAAGCCGACCACCCACACCCGACCGGCCGTGGCGTTTACGAACCCCGCGGTCGAGCCGGAACTAAAGGTAAAGGTCGGCGACGAGGTGAGCGTGAGCACGTCCTGAGTGCCGGTCGCCGCGGTCGCGCTGCGGAACGGAATATAGCCCGGGTTGGTCGACGACAGCGCGTTGCCGTCGTTGCCGTTCAGCGTGATGGTCAGTGCATTGCTGCTGACCGACGCAGCGCAAGCGACGTTGACTGGTTGACCGATTTGCAGCGCATTGGCTGCGCCGATATCCAGCAAGACGTTCGACGCCGACACGGGCGTCGGAGTGGTGCTGCTGCCGCTGCTGTTCCCCAGATACGTGTGGGCGGCGATTGTAGCCAGACTCACGGTGCACGTGCCCGACGTCGTGATGGCACAAGTGCCGCTGACAGCTATCCCGGTGCCGGCAGCGGTCGTCGCATTGGTCACGGTACCCGAGCCACCGCCACCGCCTGACGCCGCTTGATACGTCCATTTGCTGGCGCCGTCGGAGACGAGATCGATGTAGGCATACTGCGCAGTCAATGCGACGCTGCTCACCCCATTGATCGTGTCGGAGCCTGCACGCTGCACTGTGAGGCTGTTTGAGCCGTTGATGGCACCCGCCATGTCGGCGATGACCAAGTGCGCGCCGGGATTAACGGCACTGGCGGCTGGCAGCGTATCCGTGCGCGCGGCAGTGAACGTCGCCGTCGTAACGATGGTCCGGTCGGAGGCCGCGACGGTCTTGTTGGCGTCGCCCTGGGTAGTTGCCCCTTCGATGTTGAGGCCGGCGGCGCTCCTCGATGCAAGGGCTGTTGCTTGTCCAGTGCCGCCGTTGGCGACGGCCACCTGGCCCGTGAGGTTGGAGGCGTTTGTTGCATCGGTAGAGCATGATGCCGCCGCGTTGCTGAGGTCAGAACACGCAAGCCTGGCAACGGTGAGGGCGCCGCCCGCCGAGGTCTGCTTGACGACTTGCGACGTGCCCCCAGTGGCGGAGAAATCCGTCGTGCCGGCCGGCAAAGTCAGCGTGTTGCTACCTGCCGCGGCAGCGGCGTTGACGGTCAGCGCACCAGAACTCGCCCCCTTCAGCGCGAGGTCCCCGCTGGTGATCGACTGGACGCCAGACCATGTGTTCCCGCCATTGAGCAGCGGGATCGTCGCGCCACTGGTGCCGACCGGCGTGGAGCATGCAGCCGTGGCGTTGCTGAGGTCGGCGCAGGCCGCCTGCGAGGTCGTGCCGCTGCCATTCCCCTTGAGCGCTCCGCTGATGCTGCCGGCGCCGCCATTGGCCGATGCCACGACGCCGGTGAGTGCCGAGGCAGGCAGGTTGGTGAAAGTGTTGGACGAGCCGCTGAGCGACTTGTTAGTCAGCGTGTCGGTCGTGGCCTTGCCGACCAGCGTGTCGGTCCCGGCCGGCAGCGTCAGCGCATTGGTGCCGGAGGCCGGCGGCGTGATCGTCGTGGTGCCGCTCGACGAGTTGAGCAGCTTGATCGAGACGCCGCCGACGCTATAGGCGTGGCCGCTCGTGTCGAGATAGCCGGTCACCACCCAAGACGCCGTGTCGTAAATCTTGATCGACTTCGGCGTGGTCGAGGTGTCGATCCAGCACTGATAGGTGGCGGGCTGCCCGCTGACCGATGGCGCGCTCGACCCGGCGTTGCAGCTGAGCGCGGCGCCAAGGGCCGGGTTGAGATAGTCGGCGACGAAGGTGCCAAGGCTCATCGGCCCGGTCGAGGGCATCGTGTAGGTCGCCTGCGCGGCCATCGCCGCCGGCACGAAAGACAGCGCCAGCAGCGCCGCCGTGAAAAGTCGCTTCAGATGGGTCATGATCCTACCAGCCTTGGAAAAATGCGTTGATGGTGCGGGCCACGCGGACGCCGCCGTTGACAATCTGGATTGTCACTTCGGTCAGCGTTTTGGCGGTGATCAGCACCTCGTCGCCAGCGCTGCCGTCGATGACGTTGACAAGGACGAGCGGTGTGTCCTGCTTGTTGGGGCCGCCATTGAACGGCGTCGCCACGCCAGTAGCGTCCGGCGCGAAGGTGAACGTCTCGCCGGCGTCGGCGAGGGGATGGTCGATGACGTGGTCGACGCGGTCCGGCACGTCGACGCTCCACGAGAACTCGGTGACGACGCCCTGCACCGCAGCGTCGTTGGTGCGCAACGCGACGCGCAGCTTGAACCGACTGCCGACATAGACGCCCGGCGCGAATCGTACCCACGGCCCGAAGCTCGATCCCGCGAGAAAGACATCGGTCTCGGCGAAGGCGTCAGTCGGCGCGAATGCATCATTGTCAGCGCCGCCCGTCGAACTCGCGACCTCCACCCACGCGTCCACCTGCCGCGCACTCGCGCCGGCGAAGATGTCCGGGTTGTTGAGGAAGTCCGGATCGCCGAGGAAGTCCGCCGCTGTCGGCACGCCGGTCGCCTTGATCGAGGCGTTGAGCCGCGTTGCCCGCGAGTAACCGACCGCCACGGCATGCGCCGTTGGAATCTCGTAATAGGCGATATCGCCCGAGCCCGTGGTCACGAAGTCGGCGCCGGAGATTTCACCCGGGCCGGTGACCGTGCCGGTCCAACCTGTCCCCGCCTCGTCGAACTCGGCGACCACGTTCTCGACCAGCACCGACCCAGCGATAAGGATCTGTGCCGGGTGCTCACTGTATTTGACGACGCCGGGCGCCGGCTGGATTTTCGCCGCGAACCAGTAGGTGCCATCGCCGAAGGTGGTGAAGGGCGGGTGCGCCTGCTCCCCGATTTTCAGCGCGCCTTCCCAGCTATCGCCGGAGCGGATTTCGTAGATGACCGGCCAGGCGCTCGCCACATCCGACCAGGTGATGGCCGCCGTCTTGTCGATATAGGTGAACCGCAGATCGGTGACGTCGCCCAGCGTCACCCCGGCGAGCCCGGTCAGCACCAGCGTCGCCTGCGTCCAGCCCGAGGCCGAGCCATCGGCGAAGATCGCCCGAACCCTGAAGCTCCATTTGCCGACCGCCAGGCTGTGCACCGTATCGGTCAGCGCGGGCACCAGCACCGTGTTGTTCGGCCGCCAGAGCTGGTCACCGTCGACGTCCTGGTACTGCGTCTCGAATGACACCGGGTACTCACCCGCCATCACGTCCCAGGTCATCACCACGCCGGAACTGATGTCGCCGTTGACGCCCTCGAGCGCCTCGCGCAGCACGAGGTTGATCGGTGCCGCGGTGTGCGGGTCGATCGGGACGGTGATCTTGCTGTCGAAGGGCGGGATGGCGCCCTGGTCTGCCTGAGAGATCGCAGGCGCATCATCGACGAAGGTGAGCAGCGCCGAGAGATCGGCGTCTGGGGTGACGGAGCGCACCCGCAAGATTACCGACTCCTGCCCGGTGACGCCGAACCACGCGAGATCGCCCACTTCCGGCAAATCACCGTCGCCATCGAGCGTGACCACGTACTGCTCGCCATCATCGGTTACCACCGACCGGATCAGCGCCTGGTCGTCCGATAGCCGGAAGCCGATGGAATAGGCGGTGTCTGCCACCATCGTCACCGGATCGTCGAGCGTAACCACCTGCCCCACGATCGACTTCACGCGCGCCGAGCTGCCGCCCCACTCTGGCACGTCATAGGTGACGCCGACCCGGCTGCCCTGCGTGCAGACGATGTGTTCGATGTCCGAGTTGAGCGAGTAGATTTCCGGCCGGAGTTTGGCCTGCGCCTGGTGGAAGCGGCCATGGCGCCAGACGTTCCGCGGATTGACCTGGCCAGGCATCTCGAGCATTTCGAAACGCGTTGCGTTCGTCTCGTCATAGCCGTCTTCATAGACCGTCCGCTCGTCCTCAGCGTAGCCGACGTCCTGGTTGATGAAGCGGAAGCGCAGCGCATGCGGCAACAGCGCGAATGTCGGCTCGCCCTTGAACCCCCACGAGTTGCGCGTCGTGAAATACTGGACAATCGGCGCATCCTGATCGTCCCAGTAGACCGACCAGCGACCGTCAGGAAACACCACCTTGGCCCGGCCGCCGGAGGCGATCGCGACCAGCGTGTCATAGACCGACACCGCGGTGTCACGCTGCATGTCAAAGGTGAAGCCCTGCGCCGTGCAGTACTCCGCCCACTCCTGCAGGGTTTCGAGATCAATGCCCGCATCCGCGACCGGCAGCGCGTTCGCGGCGCACTGCAGCACGTAGCGGAACAGGTCCGCCGGGTTGTTGCTGATCGTGTCGTCGAGCCATTCGGTGCCGTTCCAGCTTTTGACCTTGGACTGGCTGATGTAGTTGAGGCTGTTGATCGAGCCGTTGAGCTGCGATGTCGCCCGGATGCGAATGGCGATCTTTGCCAGCGGCTTCGAAAACGCTATCGGCGCTTCGTTGCGGAAGCCCCTGAGCGCGGTCCAGACCACCTGCTCCTGCACCTGGTCGGAGTTGGCGTCGCCGCTCGTCTTGGTGACGCGGATATCGTACTGGCCTTTCGGCAGCGTCGCCTTGATGCCCTGCCGGATCGTGTCGCGCGACCGGCCGGAGAAGGTGACGATGCCGAGTTGCGACCAGGCGTTCGCAGCGGCGAGGCTGTACTCGACCCTGATGGTGACGGTGTAGGTCTTGACCGAACCGTCGCTGCCGACACTGCCCACGCCGCTCGGCGCCACGAAGTCGAGCGAGACCGCTTCGATGTTGGTATCGGTGGTGCGGATCTGCGCGCCGGCCGCGGCCGTGATGTCGATCGACAGATCGTCCTGCAGCACCTCGCTCGGATAGAGCGTGATCGGGGCGTCGCCGGCATAGCCCTGCCGCACCTCGAGCTGCACGTCGGCGAACTGCTCGATCGGCGTCTCGCCGATCTTGATGGCCGAGATATCCTGCGCGCCGTAGCCGCCGGTGATAATGCCGATGAGGTACTGATCGGAACCGACATTGTCGGTGTACCATTTGGCGGCGAGGTTCGGATAAATCCGGTTCTTGCCGAGGTTGACCGGCACCACGCCATAGAGGTTCGCGGTGTTCTGCCCTCCGGAGATCGAATATGTCGTCGACGTGCCTGTGCCGTCGCCGAGCATGGGCGGCGCGATCGGGAACAGCGCGTTGAGCGCAAGCTGCCCGCCGATGCTGATGCCGGCGCCAATGAGCGCGGTCGCGCCTGCCAGCACCGCCGCTGAGGCTCCGGCTCCGACGATCAGCGGGGCGATGATCGGCGCCAGCACCAGCGCGCCAGCGGCGATCGCGATGCCGAGGATGGCCTTCAGCGTGTCATTGCCCGGCCCGGCGGCGACGCCGCGCAGCACGACCGTCGTTCCGGGCCGCGGGCGCACGTAGCGCCAGTGCTCAGACCCGACCGCCTCGCCATTGATCGACGCCGCGATACGGGTGCGCAGCCGGTATTGCTGCCGCGCACGGGCGAAGTCGACGAGCTCACCGACCGAGTAGCCGGCCGGCGCCTCGATGATGTCGCGGTCGTGCCGCAGCGGATGCAGCGCGATGACGAGTGTCACCCCCTGCCCAGGGGGGATGACCTCTCCGTGCAGCGGCGCCCTGTTGAGTGCGGTCAATCAGCGCCCCGATAGTTCGCGGTGACGATAGAGCCCGGTCACGCCTTCGACGGCCGCGAGCACGGTTCGGAATCGGCTCAGCGGCTCGATGACGCTGGTTCCCCGGAGCGGCATGTGCAGCACCAGGCCGCGACGGACGACGATGCCGACGTGGAACCCGCTGCCGATCTTCATCAGTGCCGCGTCGAACGGCTTCTCCGCACCGGCGGCGACCGGTAGCCAGTCACTCACTTCCCCATCGACGATGGCGGCGATCTCGCGCTTGTCGGCCGAACTCGAATAGTCGTCGGCAAAGCTGGCGATCTCGATGCCGGTACCGGCTTCGAAGACGAGCTTGAACAAGCCCCAGCAGTCCGAGCCGTCGAGCTCGCGGCCATGGTCACGCCATGGCAGTCCAACAAACCGCGCGGAATCCATGTCTCAGAACAGGCCCGGGAAGCCGCTGGGCGTGAACATGCCGGCCGGGAACTGCTCAGTGGCGAGCGCATCGATGCCGAGCGTGACGTTTAGCGTCAGGCCGTCATAGGGCGCGCTCAGCATGTCGAAGGCCGGCCAGGTCAACTGCACCGTCTCGAGGTCGGACACGGCCATCAGCTCCACCGTCACCTTGGCGCGGATGCCGGTCGGCCCGATCGAGCGCACCAGCGGGATGAGATCGCGCGAGATGTTAGCGATCGCGAGCGTAATGCCCGGCGGCGTGCCGTCGCTGTCGTCGGGCAGCACGACCGAGATCGGCAGGTATTTGTAGGTCTTGCCGCGGCTGACAGTGCCGTAGACCAGTGGGTCTTCCGAGAGCCGCTGGGTCGGGTCCGTCGAGAGATAGATCGGGCCGTCGGTCAGCGACGGATGCGTGATAGTCAGCAGGTAGAAGAATATCTCGTCGGTCTCTTCGGCGAAGACCGCCGAGCGCATCGTCAGCGACACCGTGCGGTTGGTCACGGCAGGATCTCCAGACCGAGGGATACACTCCACATGAGACCGCCGACATTGCCCCAACTCGGCAAGCCATCGGTTGCGAACCGCACCAGCCAGGTGCCCGCTCCCCGCGTCATCGGAAAGTAGAACGGCAGTGTGCCACCGGCGACGGTGTCGTTGACGAAGGACTCGAGGATCGCCAGTTGCGCCGAGGTCATCATCATCCCGCCGCTGAGCGGGCGAGCGATCGCGGATGACCGGCGACGCATCTTGCCGGGACCGGTATCGGTCTGGCTCTTGAGGCGACCATCGCCCATAGCCTCGTGATTGCCGTCGACGAGCAGGTGCTGCGGGAGCGTGTCTGGCCAGGTGGCGGGCATCAGGAACCTCGCCGCGTGAGCTGCTGCCGCGCGCCGAGCGCCACCTTGTTCGCTCGATTGGTCTGTGAGCCCGGGGTTGCAACATTCTTGGCCGTGGCACGATCGATGATCGCAACGTAGTCACTCCCGCCGGAAGCGTTCTTGGTCTGCGTGACTTTCTGCGGCTGCTGCTCGACCCCGTCGACGATGACGGTGAGGTTGAAGGTCGCGGCACCATTCTGATTGGCCGCGCCTCCGACAAGACCGCCATCGGCATAACCGCGCAGGGCGTTGAGCCGTCCGACGCCGAGACGCGAGGTCGCCGCAGCATCGAACACGAACTCGCCCCGATGGACGATACCAGCAGGTTCGAACTTGCCACCGTGGCCGGTATACCCGCCGCGGGCGAAACCCGGGGTGAGAACACCAAGGTCGCCGGCGGCGCCGCTCAGCCCTGCAGGCGCCGACACCGACCCGCCGAAGCCAAAGCCCTTCAGGATGCCGCCGAGGAAGCCGCCGATGCCGCCGCTACCGTCTGTCGTGCCGCCCGACCACAGCGCGTCGAACGCCTTGCTCGTCTCAAGGTCGATCAGCTTGTTTTCGACCGAGACGATGGCGCTGAACGCGGCGTCGCGGAACGCGTGCCAGAAGCTCTCGCCCTTGCCCTCGTTGGCGAACAGGTCGGTAAACAGACCCTTGAAGGCATCCTTGCTGATATCGTAGGCCGCGGTCAGGCTCTCGAGGATGCCCTTCTGCTTGCCAAACGCCTGCGCCGCCGCGTCGATCTTGGAGATCTGGTCGGGCGTGAGCGCGATGTGCTGCTGGACCGCCTTGTTGAGGAGCTTCTGCTTTTCCTCGAGATAGGCGGTCTGCGTGCTCGACTGACCCAGCGCCGCCGCCTGCGCCGTCAGCGTCGCCGTGTCGGTCGCGGCATCGTCCATGAGGTCGCTGAACGTCGCGCCCTTGCCGCCTGCGGTCTTCTTTTTCTTCTTGTTGTCGTTGGCGGCGTTTTCGAGAGCGTGCTTCTGCAAGTCGCCAAAGGCCGCGCCCGCGTAGTCAAAACCAAAGGCCGCGCTGCGGTCCTGTGCAGCAATGGCATTCGCCTTGTCCACGCTGCCGGCATACGGATTATCGATGCGACCGAACTGGACATCGCCGAAAGTCCCCAGCCCCTGCCAGCCGAAGCGGAACTGCTCCGGGATTTGCTGGATCTTGCTATTAATGTCGGCGATCCAGTCGTTGAGGGTGTGGGTGATGGCATTGAGCATATTTTGGACGGCGCCGATGATGCCGTTCGATCCCTGGATTACCAGGTCGCCGAGCGCCGCAGGAAGCAGGCTCCACGTGTCCTTGATCACGGTGAACGCACCGACGAGGCCGCCGACGATCAAGTTGATACCGGCCTTGAGACCCGGCGAGATCAACTGCACCAGGTCAGAAAACCAGCCGCTGACCCACGAGAACACCGGCCCGAAGACCGCGCCGATGCCATCGCCGATTGTCTGGAACACCGCTTTAAGCGTGTCGCCCCAGCTCACGGTCTTGCCGCTATTTTCGTCGATAGCCGAAGTCAGGCCGGCAATGAGCAAAGCAACGACACCGATGGCGGCGCCGACCGGGATCAGGATAGGCAGCAGCCCCGCCAGTGCCGCGCCGATGCCGCCCTCGGCCATGCCGAGCACCTGCACCACCTGCCCGCCCTGCTGCGCAAGGATGGTCAATGGCGCCTGGCCCATGGCGATGCCGGAAATCACGTCGTTGACCTGGAACGACAGGTTCTGCAGCTGGCCGGCGTTGAGGCCGATCGCGCGGCCGGTGCGGCCATGCTGCTGCTCCTGCTGAGCCAGTCGAGCGTTCACCGTGCTGACCGCCTGCGCCAGCGCATACTGACCGTTAGCCGCCAGTTCCTCGGCATTCGCGGTCACACCCAGTTTGCGGTTGAGACCGTCGAGGATCTGCTCGGCCTGCAACATGCTGACGTTGCCGGTGTCGATGCCGCGCTGCAGGCTGCGAAGCGCCGCCGTCATCTTCTGCTCGTTGCCCGCGCCGTCGACATACTGACGAGAGAGCCGCTGCCAGACATCGCCCGCCGAATTGACCTTCGTCTGGGTGGCAGTGACGCTGGCGCCGGCCGCCGTTCCCGACGCCGCGACGCTCTGGTTCGCCGCGGTCATCGCCCGGGCGCCAGAGAGATACTTGCCGGCGTCGAGGTCAGCGCTGACCCGGAGCGTGGAAAGCTGCACGGTCATTTCTGAGCCTTCCTTTCTTGTTCGGCCGCCACATAGGCGAGCCATTCCGCGTCAACGGCGGCGATCAGGGTATGGAACAGGTGGATGTCATCCGGCCCGATGCCGTGGTCTTCGGCGTAGCGGCTGATGGCGATGTAGGAGATGGGCGTTTCGCCCCCGAGGGCGCCATACTGGCGATCGAAGCGAAGGGCTTCGAAAGCGCGCCAGTAGAGCCCGTGCCATGGCTGGGGTTCGGGGTTGTCTTCGGTCTCGGGGAGGATGAGGCCCTCCTCCGGGTATTCCTCGGCCAGCTTCGCCAGCCACGCGGCAGCGCCCGCCGCGCCGGTCAGGCGGTCTCGGAAGGCGCTACGGAGTTTTTTGCTTCGGCCTCGACGAATTCCACATCGAGCTGCGCGATCTGGCCGGCGCACCACTCCACCGCGAGCACGACGGCGCGATAGGCCGGATCGCTCATCACCTCGAGCGCGGTCTCGGCGGAGTATTCAACATCGAGGCCACTCCAGCCGTGCAAAATGTGCCGGCAATAAAGCCTGCCGGCTTCCGGCGCGATTTCTGCAGCCGGCGGCGGCTTGCCTTTGTGCAGGCGCGCGAGGCGCTGCAGAAGGATGTCGCGCTCGGTCACGTAGGCCGGCTTCATCAGCGACGACACGTTGAACGAGACGCCCGGCCACTCGGGATACTCGACCCAATCGCCCTTCAGCTCACGGTCGAGGTCGGCGGCGAGGGAAGCGAGCTTGATCGTCATGGGTTAGACCTCGAAGTATTCGAGCCGGTCCATCAGGACATGGGCATTGGTGAGCGGATCGATGCTGGCCTGCGCGGTGAGCGGCAGCATGGCATCCTGATTCTTGCCGCCGGCCGACACCGAGCCATCGGTGAAGGTGACGCGCGGGATGCCGAAGACGATGGCTTGGCTGTCTTTCGCGACGCGAGCGTTGAGGTTGGTCGCCGTGCCGGCGAACAGCTTCTGCAACAGCACCGCCGAGCCGAAGTAGCTTTCGAGCGCCACGGTCACGTCAGCGCTGCCGCTGCCGATATCAACCGGCCCGACCTGGCCATCGTCTCGGATCGCAGACAGCGGGCGCAGGTTGTTGTTGATGGTCAGCTTCAGCGACTTGATGAAGTTCGGGCCGCCGATCGAGACGCCCGCCTCGGCGATGCGACCAACGTTGACCGCCGCCGACATGATCCGGTTCGTCGTCGCGGGATCCGGCGCGTCGTCGAGCGAGGTAGTGGAAATCTCGCCGGTCATGCCGGTGAAGGTCAGCGTCCACGTCGCAAGCTGCTCGGACTGGAAGTTGAACTCGCCCTGCCCCGCGATCATGCCGCGCTGGATGATGTAGCTCGGGACGGCCTGGGCCATGAAGCCGCGCTCCAGCGTCTCGCTGAAGGTCGTCACGCCATTCTTGATGGTGTCGCCGAAGAACACCCGCAGCGTCTTGCCAGTACCGGTGTCTGTGGCCCAGCCGGTCGGCAGGTTGTCGAGGGTGAGCTTGTGCGCCGCGATGGCGATGACGCGAGCCCAGCCGTTGCATGCCGCCGTGGCGAGCCGGAAGCCCGCTCCGGTGGCGCCGATCTTGACCCACTGGCCGACCACGAGGCCGAAGGTGGTGAAATCTAGCGTGGTCGAGGTCAAGCCATCGGCGACAGCGACGATATCGCCCGCGGTGCCTTGCAGCCCGACCACCTTGAGCCGGGCCGTGGCGGGCGGCGCTGCCTCGTCGGTGAGGATGCCGTCACCCACGGCAGGAACCGTCGCCGAGCCCGTCGTGATCGCCTGCAGGCCATTATTGCCCGCATTGGTGAAGCCGCTGGCCCGGACCAGATGCCCGACGACGAACGGGGCACCGGTCAACACGGTGATCACACCGTCTTCGGCGGCCACGCCGGTGATGACGCTGTCGGCGACGCCGTCATTGTCGCGCGAAGGGGTGTTGACCCATGGGTTGAAGAACAACGACTTCAGCCAAGCCGAAAACGGGCTCAGGTCGACGGGATAGGACAACTCGCCGTTGATCGGGCCCTGATTGGTCTCGTTGGTCTTGGACGGATCGGCATTCATGCGATCATCGCGGATTTCCGCCGACTGCGTGAAGGCCGGCTGGAACTGCAGCCCCTCGCCGGTCATGCGGGCGCGGCGCATGCGCGGCGTGTCGGGGGTGGTGCCGAGGGTGACTTCCTCGACGGAGGTCAGTCGGACGCGGTTGGTATCGCTAGCGGCCATGGGTTGCTCCTTGCGAGAGGCGACTTACTCGTCGCGCTCCCAATCGATGGTTGCGGTCATGCGGTAATAGTTGCCGTCCTGGTCGCCCGGCTGGCCTGCGCCGATACTGGCGCCGAGGAAGCGGATCGATCCGAGGTCCTGGCCCCGGAACAGGTCGACGAATTGCTGGGCCAGCACGCGGCCGGGCCGGCTGCCGGTGCCGTTGGGGATGAGGACGTGGCCATAGAGCTGACCGCGCTCGCGCCAGAGATTGTCAGTGACCAGTTCGCCGCCGCCGATCGACGCCTGGTCGTAATAGCTGCCGAAGATTTCGACGAAGAGGAACGGCGCAGGCTCGTCCGGCGCCGGCCAGGTCTCGTTCTCGAGCACCAGCGGCGTGCTGCTCCATTCCGCTCTGAGCAGCGCTTCAATGGGATCGAACGTCGTCGGGCTCGACATCAATGCACCGTCATGTTGAGGACCAGCGCGGGATAGGTGATCGGCTGCCCCACATCGCGATCCTTGCGACGCTGCAGCCGCTTTTCCCCGGTGCGGAGCGATTGGCCGGCGCGCAACCGGGCCCGCTGCGCATTGAAGCGGCCGGCGTACTCGCCCTTTAGCACATAGGGGATGAGCGGGTGGACGCCGGCGGCGATATCGAGGAAGCGCACCGCGAAACCGAAACCATTCTTGCCGGCTCCGAACTCCTTGACCACGGCCGAGCGCGCCGCATCGAAGATCTGCGGCGGTACCGACATTTCCATGGCGCCCACCTGCACCTTGCGGACATAGGGCTGCGCGTTGGTGATGATCACCTCGTCATCGGCGCGGATGGTGCTGTAGTCGCTCACCAGCCGGTCGCGAACGATGACGATGAAGCTCTGCGCAAACCTGCCGCTGCGCTTCGGACTGCGCTTGATCAGGTCAGCCAGCGCGAATTCTATAATGGGCTTCCACCAACTGAAGACGTAGAGGATCGGGCCCGGCGTCTTGGTGCTGAGCACGTCGACGGTCTCTTCCGTCGCGCCATCGACGCCATCGACGTACCGGGTGAAGACCGGGCTCGCCTCGCCGCGCTCAATGGCCGCCACTAGCTCCGACTTGGCGAGCTTCGCCAGTTCAGCGGAGATAACCTCGGGCGCAATACTGGCGGTTGCCAGTTTCAGATCGCGGTCGAATGTTTCGAATTTCGCCATCAGCCGCGGACCTGAATATTCACGCGGACGAGCTGACCGTTGAGACGCACCTCCTCGGCGGATTGGACGTTGCGCACCTTGCTGCCGCCGATCACCGCCTTGTCGCCCTGCTTGGGTACTGAGGCGAGGCCGGTGGGCGAGATGATGATGTAACCGTCGCCCTGCTGGATGTCGCCGACGACGTCCTGTGGTTTGTAGCCGCGGACGAAAGCGCGCACGGTCTCGGTCGAGACGGTGGCGCCGCCCACGAGGTGGCGAAGGGCGATGTCTTCGCCGTTCTCAGCCAGCTGAGCATCCAGCATGGCGATGGCTTCGGCCGGCGTCACGGCAGGATAACCCGCTGGCCTTCGAGCAGCGCCAGCACGGTGGCATCGATCGCGAGCCCGGCCCCATTGCCGACCACGTATGTCTTGGCACCGATGCCGTCGACGGTTTCCGAGCTGATGAAGAGGTTGCGCGCCGCAAGCGAGCGCAAATGACTGGCCTGCAAGGCGATGGCGGTACGGAAGGGCTGAGGCACGTTCGTGCCATCGTCGCCATAGCCGGCGATGAACCGCACCTTGACCGAGCCCGGCACACACGACGTCGATGGCCACGATCCGGCAAAGGCCTGCACCAGTCGGGCGGGCTCGCCGAGCACCAGCGTGTAATTCGAGGGATCCATCGTCTGCTGCTGGCCACTGCCGTCCTGATAGGACACCGAGACGATCGATTGCACCGGCGCCAGCGGGATGATGATCCCCTGTCGCCCTTGGTGCTGCTGATGCACGCCGTGGTCACCGGGGCGCGGATAGAAGCCGCGGTCCTGCGCCGAATAATTATCCTGCCACGGGAACGCGTCGAGGGTGAGGTCCCAGGTCTGGGTGATGAGGCAGCGGTTTATCCAGCCGACCGAACCATCGATCATCTGCCGCGCGGCGGTAACGAAGGCGCCCATGACCGTGTCCGACACTTCCGCGCCAATGCCGAGCATGGCTTTGGCGTCGGCCACCAGGATTGGCTCGACCGCCGGCGGAGTGACGAGGATGAGGGACATGGGCGCCCGGATCAGTTCTTGAGGACGAAGAACGAGATTTTAATCGTTCCATTGAGGGCGGCCGAGGCGTGGATATTCTGCACCACGATGACGACCGACCCTGCGCCGGGGGTGATCTTCGTGATCACCGGCGTACCGGTGGTCGAGGTGCCGTACTGGACACTGGCGAATACCTGATCGCCGGCGGCGACCTGGCTGTCGGTCAAGGTGAGCGTGTAGCTGGCGGCGGCCGCAGTGGTCAGCGCCTCTGAGGTGATGACACCGGCCGACTTGTTGAGGGTGGCGGCGCCAGACGTGGCGGCGGCGGTCTTGGTGCCGCTATCGATCGCGATAGCCTGCGGTCGGAAAGCATAAGGCCCAGCCGCCAGCGCCGGGCTGAGGAAGAGCGTGGCGACGGCCAACGCCGCGAGGAGAATGCGCTTCATGGTGCTGGCCCTCAGCTCTTCGGTTTCTTGGTGCGGCGAGAGGCGGCGGCGGTCTTGACCGCCTCGACCTGCTTTTCGGCCTGCTCGTCGATGGCGGCATCTTCGTCGGCCGGGTCGACATATTCGATCAGCCCGACGGCGAAGAGGTCGGCGGCGCGGAGTTTCGAGACGGTGAACGGCGCGCTCTGCGGGTTCTTGAAGCCCTCGATTCCCTCGAAAGACCGGATGGCCTGCACGGTGACCTGGTCGACGGGATCGACCGGAGCGGGCTCTGCCGCCTTCACCTGCTCGATGGGCTGGGTCTGGTCGGGCTGAGGGCGATCACCTGAGGTGAGGGTGGTGACGGTCGCGGCAGCAGGTGCCGTCGAGGGTTGGGCCGCGGTAGCGGCGTCGGCAGTTTTGTTCGTGTCGTCCATGATGATTGGACCTCCGTTTCGGGATGCTGCTCAATGGGGTGTCCGCAGATTTGCGGACACCCGGTTTGGGGCAGCGGGCCTTACGGCAGCGTGCCGGTGATGAAGGCGGCGGGAACGTAGATCGCGAGCGCGAGACGTTCCTCGGCGCGGACGGTCACCATGTTCTTTTGGAAGTTGTCGCTGTCCTCGGTCGACACCAGCACTTCGGTCTGCATGCGGTCGAAGACCTGAGCGCCGCCACGGAAGGCACCGGTCAGGAAGTTGCCAGCCGCCATGGCCGGGGTCGACACCACAGGCAGGCCCCAGAGGCGCGGCGTCACCGTGCCCTGGGGGTCGCCGATGATGTAGCGGCCGAGCGAGTCCTTGAGGGTCTCGATCACCGCCCAATCGGTCGGGTTCAGCACAATTCCGGTCGAGGGATAGAGCGCCAGCGCGGCCTGCAGCATCGCAAAGCGGATGCGGTCGATCGCGGTGGTGCCGGCCGGCTCGGTGAACGGCGCCGAGTAGGCCGTGGCGGCGGTCACCAGGCCGGTGATGTTCTGGCCGGTACCGTCGCCGGTCAGCAACTGCTGGTCTTCGACGTACTTCAGGCCGTAGGTCAGGATGCCATCGATGAACGAACGCAACTGCGGCGAGTCGTCGAGGATCTGTCGCGACGCCTTCATGAAGTGCGCAATGGTCCGCACCGGGGCGCTGACCAGGTTGAAGGTCATGTCCGACTGCGGCTTCTGCGCCGCCTCGGCCACCGTCGCCGCGAGGTTCTGGAACGTCACCTGACGGGCATATTCGATCGCGTTCGAGCTCGTCTCGCCGGGAGTGAGCAGGTCGCGAACAGCGAGGTTGCGCTGCGGCAGCGGCACGAGTGCCTGACGATCAGGGCTGACCAGCGAAGTGCCCACCGAGGTCGTCGCGCCCACCGTCGCCGTGGCGCTGGTGAGGCTGATGACGGTCTTGCCCTCAATGCTGAGGCGGGCAATGCCGCGCTTGTTGCCGGCGAGGAAGGCCTTCACCCCCTCGTCCTCGATGTATAGCGCACCGAGCGTCTTGGCTTCGTCGACGTGCGCCGACTGGCGACGAGCAACCTTCTGCTCGATGTCGGTCAGGCGGGTCGAGAAGGTGCCCATTTCGGTGAGGGCCTTGTCGGCGCTCGCCTTGGTCTCTTCCGTCACCTTGCCGAGGTTCTTCATCTCGGTCTGGACGGTTTCGGCGAATTTCTTCACCTCTTCGGTCGCCTTGGTCAAATCCGTGGCGAGCGCCTTCATCTCCTGCTCAGGAGTGTGTTCGGTCATTTTGCGGTTCCTTTAGGAAAGGCTGGGGAGTTTGAAATTGGACAGCGCCGCGCCGATCTGATCGAGCGCGGCCTTGGTGTCCGACTGGTTCGCCTGAGTGCTCCCCTCATCCCGAGGTTCTGCAGTGAAGCGCCGAGCGGCGATCTCGGCGGCTTGCGAGCGCGAGAGCTTGAACTCCTCCCGGAGCACCCTCTCGATCTCGCGAATTGTTGCGGCGCGCTTCGTCCAGCCGTCGAGCCCGTCAGGGGCACGAGTGCCGGTCAGCGCCTCATGCGCATCGCGCAGGCGGTCCATCAGCAGGGCGGCATCCTTCGACGAGCCCCCATAGCCGTAGCCCTGCATGATCTTGTCCTGCATGACGATGGCAGCGGCGATCGCTTCGACCGCATCGTCGACATTGGGGTCGACCGCGCCGCTGGCGGCCAGCGCGGCCTTGATCTCTTCCACCCGGCTCAGTGGATTGGAGGGATCATCGACGAGGCTGATCTCGTGGAGGTTGAGCGATTTGAGAATACGTTTCGGGTCGCCCGGGTTCTTGCCCAGGGAAGCACCCTTCCCCCGCACCGTGTAGCCGATCGACAGACCACCAAGCGCGCCGTCCTTGACGCGCTCGTAGAGCAAGCGGCCCGTGTCGGTCTGCATGCCGGAAATCTTGCCCTCGACCTTGAGGCCCTTGTCGTCCTCGCTGATATCGGTCCAGACGCCTACCGGCAGGCCATCACCGCCGAACAGGCCGCGGTGCATCACGTGCATCGGGATCGGTCCGCGTCCCTGCGCTTTGCGCTCAGCCAGGCTGTCGGCGAAGGCGCCCGGGGCGATGACGTCGCCGTGCGAGTCCTGGTTGCCGAAGATAGCGCCGTAGCCCGAGAACGATCCGGCCGCGGCATTGTCGGCGAACTTCACATCGAGCGGCGTGACGATGAGCGAATTCATGATGCAGTCCCCTTGGTGGGTTCTTCCGGCGGCGCGTCCACGCTCGCCCCGATCGCGACCTTGCGGTCCTTCGGTAGCTTGGCGACTTTGCCGATGTCGGTGGCGGGCAGCAGGTTGGCCGCGACGGTGAGGATGTCTCCGCCCGGAAGCTTGCCCAGATTGTCCTTGCCGCGCATCTCGTCGCGAGTGCGCAGGCCGTTGTTGACCAGCTTCACCATCATGTCTGCGCGGCTGGCGCTGTCACCACGCAGCAGCCCGTCGACGTCGTACTCGGCATAGTAGCCGCGACCGCGCTCCTGCGGCGTCAGCAGCCCGCTACCGATCGCCTGCTCAATGCGCTTGAGGTGCGCTCGCAGACCGAAGGTGAGCCACCCCAGCATGATCTGCTCGATGCCGGAGCCCCACGTGGTCTGAGCCGAATGTCCGACCAGCACGGGCGGAACGTCGAACCATCGGCAAATCTGCTCGACCTGGAACGTTTCGGTCTGGATGAACTGTGCATCCTCGGGCGAGATCGCTAGCGACTTGAAGTCCCACCCCCCCTCAAGGAGCGGCACGCTGCCGGTGTTGCCGGCGCCGGAGAACTTCTCGATTAGAGGCTTCGTTTCCTCGCGCTGGGCGGCATTGAGATATTTCGGCGCGATCAGGACGCCCGATGGCCGCATGCCATTGCGAAAGATCGAAGCCCGGGCACGCTGTGTCGCACGGGCGGTGCCCAGCGTCTGGCGAGCCTGCTGCACTGGCGACATGCCCATGAGGCCGTCGAGGGAGAAGCCCCGAATGTGAAAGACCTGCTCGGCCGTGAAGGTGAAGCTCTGCCCAAGGTAGTTGTAGATGTAGATTAGATCGCCGTTTGCATCGCGGCGAACCTGCACCCGGTCAGGACGCATCGGATTGAGCGAAGTGATCCGCCCGTCGCCGCCACGCACGATCTCGGCGAAGCTGTTACCCCACAGCAGGTAGCAGCCGACCATGCACTCCCAGAAGTTGACCGCCGTCATGTCGTAGTTCGGGCTGTGGTGCAGGATGAAGTAGAGGGGGTGCTCGGTGTCGAGCGTCCCGATGCCGTCGGGGTTCGCGCTATAGAAGTTCAGCGGCAGGGTGGCGATGGTCTCGGCGATGCGGCGGACGCAGGCCCAGACCACGTCGAGCTGCATCGCCATCTCGACCGAAACTCGCTCGCCGGCGTCGGTCTCACCGCCTCCCAAGAAGCTGTAGAGCCGCTGATCGGTCAGGTGCAGGCCCTGCGCAAATACCGACATCGCCTTCGTGGCGAGGCGGCGCAGGGTCCGTCCCGGCGAGGAAGCGCTCATCAGTGAGCTGCCAGCCCGGCAAGGAAGCCGTCGAGGCCGTCGTCAGTCTCGTTCATTGTTGCTGCCCCGGTTGCCATGGCGATGGTGACGATGCCGTCGATACGGCCTCGACTGCGCTTCTTGTCGAAGGCCCTGTTTTCCTGCCCGTCGACCAGCACGTGCGCATTGGCGGCGCACGAGTAGGTCACCGGGGAGGACTCGATGGTGATCGTCTTTTCGAGGATTCGATCCTCAAGCCGCTCGATGCTGCGCGGCATCGTCAGCTGCTTGTCTTCGAACCGGACCTTGTTGCCTTGCGCATGGCTGACGAGCTTCAGTCCGTTGCCCTCGTCGCAGTCCGGCCCGGTCCAACGCCAGACGTCGAAGCCGATGTCTTCGCAAGCCGCGATGAAGTCAGCGATGCCGGCCGGATCGAACGCGAGAAACTCGACCTCATGTACGGCGCAGATCTCAGCGACCTCGGCCGCGATGAAGGTTTTGTCGATGACGGCGCCGTCGACCGGCGTGATGAATTCCTTCTCCACCCACTGGTCGTATGGCGCCTGGTCGGCAAGGGATCGCTGCGCCAGCCCTTCGCTTGTCGTCCAGTACCAGGTCTTGACCCAGAGGTGATCCTTGTCGTCGCGCCAGCAGGCCGTCAGCGCGGTTAGATCGTTCTTTTTCGACAGATCGAGCGAGAGCCAGCATGGCAGCCCGACCATGTCGGCGACGTCGAATTCGCCTTGGACTTCGGTCCACGCTTCCTCGGCGATCCAGAACTCGGTCGCGCCGATCGGAATGCCGAAGTAGAGGCGCTTGGTCGACAGCGCCGTCGAGAGCAGTTGCTTGGCCGTGTTGACCATGCCGTCGACGTTCTCGCGCGGGAACGTGATCCCGAGCGCCGGCAGCGACTTGGTCCAGACCTCCGGCGTGTCGAAGACGGTTTCGCGATCGGCCTTGTCGACGCGGGCGATGAAGCCGAAGGCCTCATCGTCAACGATCAGCCCTCGCGCCACCTTCTGGTAGTAGTCGGAGTAATCGGTGCCGACGATCTGATCAGACGACGGGGTATTCGTCCCCAGGAGCATCAACGCGTCGCCGGGCATTTTGGCGATGGCGTTCTTCCACAACTCGATCGAGGTGTTGGTCTTGAACTCGTGGATTTCGTCGGCCGCCACCAGCGTCGGCTTCGGACCAGAGATCGCCTCACCATTGGCGAGCGACTGAAACAGCGCGTCCGATTCCGGGAACTCGATCTTCCATGCGTTGTCGCCCTCGCCGCGGATCAGCGCGATGCCCCGCTCAACGAGCGTGTCGGCTTCGTCAACCTCGTCCCCGGGAGCCGGCGGGATCGGTCCGCGACACATCGCGACCGCATCCTTGAACAGCACGTTGGCAGTGTTGCGGTCCTGCCCGATGGCGAAGGCCTTGGCGCGCTCGATGCCGTAGAAGCCGGCCATGTAGAGACCGATAGCTGCCATCCAAGGCGACTTCGCCTGGCCCTTACCCGTCTCCACCCAAGCGGATCGAAACCGCATGCGGCCCGAGGTCCGGCGCCAGCCGAAGAGTGAGCCGGTGCAGAACACATGCCAGGGCAGCAGCGAGAATGGCTGGCCGACCTTGGTACCCTCGGTGATCGTCAGCATCGCCGGCGGGAAGCCCAGCGCATGTGCAGCGCGATCCGGCTCCCACCGCAGCCCGCGATCCGGACCATGCTTCAGATCCTCAAGGTGACGACGGCACGCTGCAATCTCAAATTCACCGGCGAGGCTGCCATCGGGGCGCCTGCCCGCCGCTACGGCGCGAGCGTACTCCGTAGTCGGGTCAGACGGTGCGGAGGTAGCTGTCCGCCGCCCTTGGCTTTTTCTGGCCACGTTGAACCTTTGTGGTCTTGCCGCGGCGCGTCGGTGCGAGGCCGAGCTCAGCCTCGAGCACACGGATCGACTCGTCAGCCTGGCGCATCACAGACCAGTGGGGGTTCCACTGCCCGGTCTTCGCCTTCTTGCTGGTCGGCGCGAGGATGGCGCCTTTCTCAGCGACGTGCTTGGCGCTGCGCTCGTACTGCACCCGAAACTCTACCAGTCGGCGGATCGAATGACCGTTGGCCACCGCCAGCACGCCAGCGCCCGACAGCTCGCGGGTCACGATTCCCCATTCCTCATGCGCTAACGCGAGGTCCATCTCGTCGGTGAACGCTTGCGACCAGTCTGGCTCGCGCGGCAGGCCAGCGCCGCCGTCAATCTCGGTGATTTTCGGCATCATCCCCTTCGGGGATGGCGATCATCCCCCCCTTCTAAAATTCTGGTCAGTGCGAACGGGCCCCCCAGCCGGTAGGGAACCCCAAGGCCGTGGACTTTTGGAGGGGCTACCCCTTGGCGGGCGGGCGGCGGTTCCATGGGTGCGCAGGATCGACGGGGCGTCCGCTGGCGTCGTTGCCCACGGTGAAGCCCCTGTTCTCTTCCCGCTGCTTGGTGATGTCGTGGTGGGTCTTGCATAGGGACTGAAACGGTCCGCCCCAGAACTTCACTGGATCGCCATTGTGTCGGTCGAGGTGGTCAGAGACGGTGGCTGGTGTTGCTCTGCCCCGAGCTGCGCACATTCGGCATAAGGGCTCGGTTGCGAGTTGATGCTTGGCCAGCGCTCGCCATTCGGCTGTCCAGTACCAGGCTCGCCATGCTTGGGCTCTTGGTGACCGATGGTCCATGCGGCTGCCCGTTGCCGAGGGTGGCTTGCTGGGCATAGGGTCCACGCTCCTCATGCGATTGGTGCGCACCGCTATGGCAGTCATGTTCTTCGTGCAGGCCTTCCGCCAGAAAGGCAGGAAGTTGGAGCCACAGCCGCCCGAGAAGGTCCGTTCGCCCGAAGCTGCCATCACTAAGGCTGAGCGCGTCGCGCCGTCGGTGGCTGGTGTCTGGGCCTACTCGCAGGACATTGATGTCGAGACGGACACCTATGACGATCCGAAGGTGCTGTTCAAAACCGGGGTGCTACCGACTGGGCTCGCCGATTAGGCACGCTGCGAGCCGAGGAGAGCTGAGATTTCAGCCGACCTCGGCGCAGGACCAGCAGCACGCTACTGGTGGGTGACGAACATCGAAGCGGGCCGGGCTGGATACCGACTAGCGGGCCTTCCGAGGAGCGCCCTCCGCACGGGACCGGTACTAGCTGCACGGACGAAGTCCGCCGCCTCCCCAACTCCGCACCCGGCAACTATCCCGCGCTGCTGTTTCGTGCGTGTCCGTCCACGCCGCCGCTTCGATTTGAATTGAGGCGTGACCCGGTGCTCGCGCCGTCGGATCAACGTGCATTTAATCGCCGGCTCAGCGCGACCTTTGCCGGAGACATAGCGCTCGCCTCAAACTGGAATACGATTTCACGCAATCATTGCGCTTTATGCTTGCACGCAATCTTTGCGTGTGCGATAAAGATTGTGCCCCGATAGTGGGGCGGACGAAAGGAGGTGAGAGCGCTGAAATTCCGGTTCACGCTGAATGTCAGATGGTTTGGTTGGTCCCTGACCCTGACACTCAGCCGCTGAAGAAGGGGGTCGGGCGGAAGCCCGGCTCCCACCGGAAAGAAGGCTCTCACCTCCTCCGTGAAAAGGAGAATACCATGTCCAGCCTGAATACCGCAACGCCCGCCAGAGGGATGACCTTTGACGAAGCCTTGGCTACCATCCCGTTCTCAAGGTCGTTCGACATCAACGGGACGCAGCGAGTCTACCGGTACACGGAGGCTGATCGGATCAGCGCCGCACGGGAAGTTCTCGCCCGAGAAGCTGACGCAATAGCGAGGAGCAACATGACGCCCGACCAGCAGGAACTGCTCGATCTGAGGAAATCGCTTCGTATCACCCAGGTCCAGATGGCCGAGGCTATCGGGATGCCTGCCCGCACCTACCAGATGCTGGAGAACGGCGAGACGATCACCAAGCCGTGGCATCTTAAAGCTGCGCAACTCGCGGCCATGGAGCTGGTGATCCACCAGCCCAAATCCGAAATGGTCAGCCTGCTGCCGGCCAATCTCCGTGAGCTCGCCGGGAGTGTCGCCCTCTACGAGCGGGACATGGCCGAGCGCGAGGCGAAGGCCAAAAAGCGGGCGGTGAAGCGTTCCGACTAAAACAAATTCGGCGCCAGAGGAGGTCAACTCCCGGCGCCGTCCTGCTGGCGTCAAAAACCAGCGTGCAGTGATTTGCCTCTGCTTAGCCTGATTTGTCAATTGCCTCACGTGGTGTCGCTCGGCTTGTCCCCATCAGCCCGGATACGAGACGACTGCGCTGGCTTGCTGGCGTTGCCGGAGATCAGCGCCAGGATATCGGCAGCGTCCAGCGCCACTGAGGTCAGCTTCTCCCGCGCCGCGCCGCCCTTCCCGAAGCCCATTGCCTCGGCAACGTGCGCGATGGTCTCGCCTTCCACCACCACGCGCTCGGCGACAGCTAGTCGCAGTGTGCCAAGCCCCAGCTCCTCGCGCGCTCGCTTGTATTCGGCCCGGGCGTCGGCGCCGGCATCGGCTACGCCGGTTTCAGTCGGGCCGCTGGTATCGACCCTGGCCGCGGTATAGTCGATCGCCCGAGCGCCACCGAGCTGGGCTCTCTCGGCAATGTCCCTGAACCACCCGGCCCCGCGCGTCTGCGCTTCGGTGCGGCGGCGGACGCGAGCTAGACCGCCGATGAGGATCGACATGTTGGCTTCGGCCTTGATGTGGCCGACCCATCGCTGGTTGGGCGCCATGTCCAATTGGTGAAGCAGTTCCGCCCGGGTCATCATCGGATCCTGGACATAGCGCTTTTCGATGATCGGGGTTTGGCCGTGCATCCGCGACGGCTCAGGCAGCTCATCGGTAACGCCGAACGACCGCAGGCCAAGTCGGCGGCATCGCGTGAGAGCGTCCGCGACATCGACGGTTGCCATCGTCGAACTGGCGCCGGACTGGCCGAAAACCTTCTCCAGCACCCGGCGAAGTTTGCGCGCCGACGCCGGGCTCGGCGTCTCCACCACACCGACGATGTCGAACGCTATGCCGCGATCGATCTGCCGCCCAGCCTTGGCTGCGTCCCGCTTAATCCGCTGGATATCGTCATTGCGCTTGCGCTGACCATCGAGGCGGCCGCGCGCCAGGTCGCTGCGCAGCGTCGTTTTGATGCGGACGCGGTCGCCCTCCGCATGGAACACGATTCCGGCAAGCCGAGCTTTGTCGGTGGACATGTGGAAAACCTCACTGGTTCGAAATCAGTGAGGCCGGGACGGGTAGAGCGGCGGTGAGGAGATTATGGGGTGATTTGCGAGGCGCCACAAGGCTCAACGACTATTCGTCAACCGGCTCGCCCATCACATCGAACAGCCGGAACGTCGCGCGCAGCGAGTCGCTGATGCGGATTGCCTTGTCCTCGAGCGCCGCCTTGAGGGCGAGGCGCTTCATGTCCCGGATCGACGCCTTTTCGTTGAGCAGCAATTCGCTGACGATCTGGGTATTGACGATCTGGCCGTCGACGAGAATCTGCACTTTCATAGTCGCCTCTTAGCGCTGGTTGAGCCGCATCACCAGCAGCGTCCTCGCGCGCGGCGCGCTACACGCGTGCACATGCACGTGCGCGAGGGCTCAGGCATCCCCTATCGCCGCGCGGCAGATCGCCACCACCGCATCCTGCGCGGCGTGGAACACGAGCTTGCCTTCTCCGAACATCGCGTCCTCGATCGCTAGACCACCGGGCACAGCTTCATCGACAGTGACGGTGGCAACGGCGGCAATCGCAGCGCGGGCATCCTGCAGCCACTGCACGCGATGCTCCGGCCGCATCCCCGCCAGCGTCGTCGGGCCGATACCCTGCCGGCGGCGATATTCGTTCAGGAGGCCTTCTGCCACTCGCTCGACCAAGGTCATGCTGCCCTCGGGCCGTCGTCGTCGGGTGCGTCGGGGTTATGGGATTTTCCCACAACCTTGCTCCAGTCACCCTTGAGGGCGTTCCAGTCGTCAGCCAGCCGGTGCGCTTCCTCGAATTGCTCGGCGCTGATCCTCACCGGCCTGATGACCGGTCGCGGATCACCGGGTTTCCAGAAAACCCAGTGAGCAGGACGGCCGCGCTCGGGGAACGGGATGATCTTGGTCATGCCGCTTTCGTCCTCTCGTCAGTCCGAAGAACGGCCTCAGTGCGGCGGACCATTTCGCCGGTGAGCTGATAGCCCATGCCGCGCACGGTCATCACCGTGATGCCGTGATCGTCGAGTTTGGGCCGGAGCTTGCAGACGAGCACGTCAATGATCTTCATCTCCGGCCCGCCGCCGGGATCGTCGCCATATAGCGCGGCGTGAAGTGCCTCCTTGGTGGCAAGCCGTCCTGACAGCAGCTCGACCAGTATCCGCGCCTCCGTAAGGGTGGCGCCGAAGGCTGCCACCACGCTGGCGATACGGGTGTCGACTGCCTGCTGCCGCTCGGCCATAGATCGCTCAGCCTTCGCCATCTCAGGTGCCTCGCGTTCCTCCGCTCGTCGCAGCGCATCTCCGCGGGTGATCTTCGGCTCGTCGACCCCTGCTGCGGGTTTCCGGCGTTTCCTGGTGCGCTTGAACCATACACTCGCCAACGCTCTCGTCAGCGGCAGGCGGTGCGTGGCGGCGAATGCCCGGGCCTCGTCCTCCAGCACCAGGCCGCGGCCGGCGATGGCCTCGGTCAGCGCCTCGGGCTCCACGTCGTCCTTGAATTCGGGATCGGTCAGCAGCAGCTCAGCGGCGCGCACCTGCAAGGCGGTGATCGGCGCGAGCTGCGCCTTGCCCAGCACCTCCAGCATCTGCCGGCCGCGCATGGCGCCGTACTTGCCGACGACACCGCGCACGGCGGCGATGGCAGCGGTCTCGCCGGGCTTGGCCTTGGGTGTCCCGCCAGCGCCGCGGATGATCGTCACGCCAGCCCGCTCGCACACCTGGGCCACCGTCACCGCCTCGGGATCGCCGGCCGCCAGTTCGGCCCAATAGAGCTGCAGCGGCGTGACGTTCTTCCGGTTGGCGTTGATCGCTACGAAGTTCGCCGCCTCGTCGACCGTGCCGCTCTTGGCGATGATGACGCCCGGCACCTGTTTGACCAGCGGGTGGCGCTTGGCAGCCTCGAGCCGGTGCTGCCCGTCGGTGCAGTTGAACCGGCCGCCTTCCTTGGGTGCCACCACCAGCGCGCCGAAGCTCGACCAATCGAACCAGTCAAGGATGCGCTGCACGCGGGCCGCATCGAGCTCGCGCTGATAGGTCGGGTCGACATCGATCAGATCCTTGTCGATCCAGTCGAGCGCCGGCACCTCCCCGGGGTCGCGGAATTCGTGTTCGACGGTCATGCTGCCGGCCTTTGCTGTTTCAAAACATCATTCCAGTCCATGCCCGGCTCCGGCGGGATCATCACCTGCGTGGTAATCTTTTCGCGCTCCAGCCGCTCGCCCAGTGAGAAGGCCGCCGCCTGACCGACATTGTTGCGATCGGCGTCGCCGAAGATGACGACGTTGCTCACGCCTTGGGGCGGTTGCCAGACCCTGAGACGGTTTGCGTTGAGCGCTGCCCACACCGGCACGCCGTAGAGCACGGTGGCGCTGAGCGCGGTTTCCACGCCCTCGGCAATGCCCAGCACGTTGTCGTGCTTGGCCAGACGAACCGCGCCGCCGTCGGGTAGTTTGCCCGTGTTCCATCGGTCGGCCTCAAGGTCGGGGTACTTCCGGCCATCGGCGGTCAGGAACGTGCGCTGGATGCCCGCGAGATCGCCGTGCTGGTCGACATAAGCGCTGATCATGGCCGGCATTTTCCGCCCGCTGAAATGCGTCTCGGGAATGATCCTGAGCGCTCGCGTGGACTCGTATTTGCCCAATCGGCCGATGAGGTATTTGTCGACGGGATCACCCGGCGCGATGCGCGAGCCTTGCCGCCACAGCGCCAGTGCCTCGCGGTATTTTGCGGCATCATCGATCGCGGCCGCGGGCTCGGCTTCCTCGGTCGGCGGCCCCGTGCCGATGATCTTTTCGATCTCGATAGCGGCTTCGCGAAATTCCCAGCCTTTGACCGCCATAACCAGCTTCAGGCCGGTCCTGCTGCCGCACTGCCCGCAGATGCTGGTGCCGTAGCCCTCCCGATTGTCGTAGCGCCAGCGGTCGGTGCCGCCACAGAGAGGGCATGGGTGGTGCTTGCCATCGAGCAGGCGCACGTCGATGCCGGCGACGGTCGGCAGGATTTCTTTCCACCGGCCCTTGGCGCGCTCCCACAGCGGGGTTTGCTCAGGCATGGTTCGACCCCGCCACGTTCGACCTACGCTCCTGGTCGCGGGCCTTTGCGAAGCGAATATCGCCAGCCTTCACCCAATTGCGCACGGTCGCGTTCGGCTGCTCTGCCTGTTCCCGCAGGCCTCGCGGCCAAACGTCGAAGCGCTCATGGAATCGATGTGACGCCCATCCTCGGCTGCGGCCGCGCGCCTCGCAGTACCAGAGCAACCCCGACCAGAACTGCTGCTTGGCTTCGCGCGTCGCTTCGATCTTCTCCCCGCTCATTTGCGCCAGCTCGCCCTCGCGCATGGCGACGTCCTCGCGGAACACCGGGGCGAAGCCGCAGGCCGGGCATTTGTGGATCCCCGCCGGCTTCACGAAGTGGCAGGACGGACATTCCTTCGGCAGCGTCGCCGCCTTGGCCTTCGCCATGCGCGCCGTGATCTTTTTCGGCTCGCCGTCGTCGAGCATGTCGTGCCGGATCGAGGTGACGAAGCCTAGGCGGAGGGTGGTGTCGGAGTGGTCGAGGATCAGCGCGTCGACTTTGCCTGGCGCCGAGCGCAGCGCCCGGCCGATGATCTGCACGTAGAGCATTTCGCTCTTGGTCGGTCGGGCCAGGATGATGCAGCGCACGTCCCAGTCAACGCCGGTGGTCAGCGTCGCGATGTTCACCACCACCTTGATCCGTCCGGCGGCGAGCGCCTCGCCGATGCGGTTACGTTCCGCCCGCTCGGTGTTGGCGTCGATGTAGGCCACAGGCACACCGGCGAGCTCGAACTGCTGTTCGAGGGACCGGGCGTGCGCCCGGTTGACCGCGAAGCACAGGGTCGGGCGATTTTCGCCAAACTTCAGCCAGGTGCTGACGATGTCGGCGGTCAGCTCGGGCTTGTCCATGATGTCGCCCAGCTCGCCCTCGTCGTAGTCGCCCTGCACAGTGTGGACGCCGGCAAGGTCGGGATGCGTTGGGGCGTAGACCCGGAACGGCGCGAGGACCTTGGCATCGATCAGTTCCTGCAGCGTCGCCGCGACTACCAGCGCATCGAAGCGCTTGCCCATGCCCTTTGCCCAAGGCGTCGCCGACAGGCCGATGAAGCGCACGTCGGGTCGCTCTTTCATCCAGTGCTCGATGACAGCGAACCGCATGTGGCACTCGTCGACGATCACCAGCTCCGTGTTCGGCAGCGCGCGCCGTGCCAGCGTCTGCACCGATGCCACCTGCACCAGCGCGAATTCGTTGGTCAGCGGATGGTCGGCCTGCATGACGCCGATATGCTCGATGCCTTCGGCGCCGAAGGCCGCGACCGTTTGGTCGACCAGCGAAATCGCCGGGACCACGAAGACGGCTCGATTGCCCTTCGCCAGCGCGCTGCGGATGATGTGCGCTGCCAGCTTGGTCTTGCCGCCGCCGGTCGGCAGTTGCAGCACGGGATGCTTGGCGCCGTTCATCAGGCTCTGGCGCAGCGCGTGCAGTCCGCGCTCCTGGTGGGGCCATAGGTCGGTCATGCCGCCTTACCCCCTCTGCTGACTGATAGTTCAGTGCCTTCTTGGATAAGCCTTGGGTTCTGCTCCTGCTCCTGCTCCTGCTCCTGTTTCTGGTTTCGAAACGGTTGGGGCAACCCTTCCCAAAGGGTTTCGGAACGGTTTGCCTGAGTTGGTGGTCGGAGGCCGAGACTAGAACCTCGCTCCGCCATGAAAACCGGGAGCCACACGCAGTTGGCCGGGATGCTGTCGACGACCTTGACGGCCGCCTTTATCTGGTTGGGGTTCTCCGGCTTGTTCCAATCGAGGAATTTGCGGACCCACACCCAGTTGGTGATGCTGCAACGGGTTGCGAAACCGTTTTCGAACAGTTCCGAAAGGGTTTCGCCGACCTGGTCAGCAGTCCATTGAAGATCATCGCACGCATAGCCGTCCGGTAGCCGGTAGACCCCGGTTATGGTGCAATGCGGCGATGTGATGAGATACAGCGCCAGCAGCCGACCGGAGTCGCTCAGCGCGCGAATCGTGGCGCTCGACCAGAAGGTGATTTGCACTTTCCCATAGTCCCTCAAGCTGACCGCTCCAGCGCCAGGCGTTTGACGTCTCGGGCGAACTTGGTCAGCGACTTCGGCTTGACCAGCGGGTGGCGCAGCCGGTGAATGATCGGCTCAATTTTGAGCCCATCGTCGAGGCCGGCCAGGGTGACACGCAGCATGTCGTCGGTGATGATGCTGCATTCGATCCGGGCGGTGATCATCGATCCCCACAGGCGTCCGAAGGCAGGCTCCTGGAAATCCTTGGACGAGATCACTGCCGAAACCTCATCGATCCCCACAGGCGTCCGAAGGCAGGCGGCCAGCAGCGCCATTTCAAGCTCGTGGGTGTATTCGGCGATAATCACCGCACGGTCGCGGCCGGCGCCGCCGCCCATCAGGCGGGTGGCATCCGGCGCGGACAAACCTTCGCCGTCGTCGATCCTGTCGATCGAACGCATGGTTGTTCTCCTGATGAATTTGACCAGGGCAGGTTCAGCGCCGCCGCCCCACCCGTCCCGGCCTCGCCGTTAGGGCTGCTAGGCGGCGGCAGGCTCCTGCTCCTGTCGCGGCTGATTTCGCTGCGTGTCCGCCGGCACGGCATAAAACAGCTCGTCGTCCCAAGGCAGATTTCGCGCCTTTGCGGCGTTGCGGATCGTCGCCATCTCGGTGAGGGTGGGTACGCCACCGTGTTCCCACCGAGAAACTGATGCTTGCCCGACGCCGATCATCTTGGCGAAGGTGGCCTGCTTTAGGCCGAAGACGTTCTTGCGGATGTAGCAAATCGGGTTCATGCACCCGTACTATCCGTACGCGGATTATCTGTCAATTAAGGTTATCCGCATATGGGAGTAGAAAAATATCCGCTCGCGGATATGCTCTGACCCATGAACATTTTTGACAAGCTCGACCGGTTACTCACCGACCCGGCGTGGACGCAAAGCCGCATTGCCGATCATCTCGGGGTGTCGCAGTCGACGGTTAACCGCTGGCGCCAGCGCCAATCAGAGCCTCGCGGGCAGCACCGCGACGCCATCGCCCAGCTCTACAGCGAGCACTTCCTCGGCTCGAGCGAGGTCCACCCTGAAATGATGGCGGTGCCGCTACTGTCGTGGATCAGCGCCGGCGAGCTCACCCGGGACGATGTGGCCCAAGAGGCCATTGGCACCATCGCAGTGGCCGATTTGCCGGAGGGCGACTGGATCGCTCTTGAGGTCAAGGGAACCTCCATGGACCGAATTTCGCCGCCGGGCAGCAACATCGTCCTGAACCGCAAGGACAAGCGCCTGGTGCCCAATGCCTGCTATGTCATCGACGACGGCGAGGGCAACGCCACCTACAAACGGTTTCGCCCAAACCCGATGCGATTCGAGCCGGTATCGACGGACCCGAGCCACGAAACCCTCTTCCCCGACAATGAACCCACCATCGTCGGTAGGGTCGGTTTGTCGCAAATTCGGATGTAGCCTTAAACGGATAATCGTGCGCGTGCCTGACAGGAGGATGCTAGTCAACTGGCATAAATTATCCACATAGGGATAGTTAATGCTTGCGTGTATTCCGTAAATGGATAATTTGATCCCAACGCACCACGTTGGAGGTCACCATGTATTCGCCTACCGCTTCCGCCAGCGCCCCGCCGCCGGCAACCGTCGAAACGTCCGCGCTCGGGTACAACCCGTCGGTTTCACTCGATGAGGTCGATCTTCACGATCTGCGTCTATTCGGGCCCGACGGCAAGCACAGCGCCAGCCAGTTCGCGGCAATCCGCTGCGTCGACGACTTTCAGGGCATGCTGGCCGGCTTTTGTATCGCCGTCAGCGATCGTGTCCGCGACATGCCGCGCCCCGCGGCGGGACGCGACGCCTCCGAATGGAGCTGGATCCTCGCGACCGTCGGGATGCGCTGTGCTGAAGGTCCGGTCTACCTGACTGGGCCCGGCGTTCATTCCGATTACCTGGTCGCTCCGGCCGAGGGAGTTGCGGCATGAGCGCTACCTCACCCGCCGCGCCGCGAATGATCGGCGCTACCGCATCCGCCGCCGCTACTGCGGTGCCTGCTGCTGTCGCCGTGAACTCCCTCGGCGGTGTTGCCGCCAAGGGCGCGGAGGCCACGCCCAACACGGCATTGGCCCCAACGGCCCAGCCTGAACACCCGTGGGAAAAGGCGCACCGCCTCGCCAAGGAGTTGAGCATCGCTCTGGCCGAGGTGCGCGAGAGCGACATCGCCAGCTCCCTGTGCGTCGCCGTAGTCCACCCGGCGGGTAAGCCCTATGCCGTCGGTTTCGCCGACATCGATAGCTACGACCGGGGCTGGCGCATCGCCCGCGAAACGATCAGTGCCGTGACGGTGGCCGGAGCGCCGGAGACTGACGATCTCGTCGGCCTCCCCCTGGCGGCGATCCATATCGAACGTGCCGTCCAAGCTATGGGCGATTTCCACTTTGGCAAGTGGGAGGTCACCATCCGCTCGGGGGAGCCGGAGCAGGTTTGGAGCTTCCGCCAACTCGCGGCGCACGATCCGTTGTTCGATGCCATCGATGCCATCGATGCCTATCGCAGGGGCAACGAGGCCTTTAACGGCACGCCCGATTGCATGACGCCGGAAGAGGAGGCGGCGCAGATAGCAGCCACCTACGGGCCGCCCTTGGAGGTCCTCAAGGCGTGGGATAAGCCGGCCCGCACGCTGGCCGGAGCGGTAGCCGCGCTGCGTCTGGCTGCTGACGAGAACACAGCCTTCCTCGGCAGCGATATCGCCGACGTCATGGTCCGCGTCGCGCTCGACTACCTTGCCCCGAGTGAGGTGCCGAATGTCTGAGGACCCCAAGAAAGCTGCTTCGGCGCTTGACCTATGGGACATGTGGCGCGCGCTGCCACCGGCTCAAAAGGCCATAGCCTTCGCTTTCGTGCTCGAACTGGCACGCGAACAGGCGGGGAGGGCGTGATGGGGAACCTTACCCGCCGTCTGTTCCTGCGCCGCTCCCCTATCGCCGTCGCAGCGGCTGGCGCGCTCGTCTCTACAGCAGTTCTTGCTGAGCCTGTTGCCGAAGCCGCTATGCCGGTGTTCGTCAGGGTCGGAAGCCCGTCGTTCTCAGCCTCTCCCGAGATCATGGCTGCCATCAAAGAGTGGCAGTGCGCCCGCGCCGAGAAGGACGCCGCAACGGTCGAGTATGACGCTGCTGCTGCCCGCAACACGAAGAACGGTGTCTACCATCCGCTGCCGGTGGACCACCCCGTCAAGTCCGCATGGATCGAGGCCGACGACGCTGCGACCCGTGCCCAGTGGAAGCTGCTGAACCTGCTCGCTGAGATCGGGAGGGCAGCGTGATGGTCGAGGAATACGACCCCACCAAAATCACGCGGGCTGGCGACAGCGTCAATCGTGCGCTCGCCATCACTGTCACCGTCTACCACGCCATGCATTCTACCGAGGGCGTTGACTACGAGGACGTCCAGCGCCTCGCTGACACCCTCTCCGAGGCGATCGTCCGGTTGCAAGAGGCTGAACGCGACATTGGCCTCTACCGTAAGACCGGAAGCGGTGCAGCATGACCCCGCTACTCATCCTGATCTCGCGCATCCGCATCGCCCACGCGCGCCGCCTGCACGATCGCTCGGAGGCGATCTACGAGCGCGAGTTGGCGTTTTGGGAACGCCGGCTGGGGAGGCGGATATGA